ACCGTAACAGGGTATTTGGGGTATGAGGGTCTAAAATCTTTTTCCTTTAGTTTTATATAGCTATACACACAAACATTAAGCGAACTATAGCCTTTAGAATTTTGACGTTCGTTCCCCAAAAAGACTGTTACAATGTAACATATATATATATTATATCTATCTCTCTCTCTCTCTCTGAGTTTTTGAAACGCTTAGTATTACATTTGCCTAGCTATTTGCAGAAAAACAACGTTACAGAGTTTTGTAACAAATCGGGGGTGTTTTGTTACATTGTAACAAGTATGCCATTCTCCCTGCGTCATAGTTGTGCTGCCCGAAAGTTATAACCTTATAACTTTTGCTGGTTTTTGTCCCCTTGGTCGCCCCGAGCCTCTCCCGCACCCTCGCACACACGCGCACTCACGCTCGCTCTCCCGCACCGCCTAACTACTATGACGTTTTCCAAACGGACAATGGAAGCGCACGCATGGAAAAAATCAGGGCGAAAAAAAACCGCCTTTCGGCGGTTTCGGTAAACCCTAGGGTTTAGTCAATGTATCGGGTAATGACAAGCTCAGCATGCATTTCCAAATGTGGGTTTGCTTCGCGCCATTGATTCAAAAGGTCTTTTCCCATTTCAAATGATTCGCAAAAATGGCTTTTGTTTACGGTTAACCTTTTGCCCCGTTTACCCTCCGGTGCGTGAACCCAAGTATAAATTGTAAGTATTCCAACAAAATCTGACATGATGTTACCCTTAGAAGTACATGGAAAAAAACTTGTCGTTGATGTAGGCTTTTGCATCCTTTTCGTGACGGAAAGAACGCTTTTCACCATCGGAAAATTCAACTTTCCATCGGTTAACCAAAGGGTCGTTGTAGATTTTCCATGTCAAAACATCGGATTCGGGTTTTGCTTTTGAATAGTGCATGTATTTGTTCATTTTAAAATCCCTAGGGTTTCCCCTAGGGTTTCCGTTGATTAGGTTTTTACTTAGCTGATTCTGTGAAATCAGGGATAAATTCGACAATGGCATCGACCAAAGCCCCTTTGAGCATGCTTTGGTTTAGCAAGGTGCATTGATGCAAAGCCTTTTGTAATGTGGCAATCAAAGCTGGCATGTCGGTAACTTCAACTTTTCCAGCTTTAGCAGTAGCTTCGGCTTTTACGTTTGCTTCGGCTTTAGCTTCGGCTTTTTTATTGGCTAGATCACGAGAAAATGGCACGTTCGTTTCGAACGCTATCCAAAAGCATTGTGCGTATTGTTGCGCTGTACTTTTGCTAATGTACTCTTTTGATACTAACGTATCAAATAGGGCTTTAACTTCACCCCTTGCTTCGTTCGTTTTCGAATTACCCTTTAGATATTCGGCTTTTGTAACATTGCAAGCGATAACGTGTGCGTCAATCAGTTTTTGAATTTCCTGATTTTGCTTAGTGATACTATCGGCTTCTAGCTTTTCGGCTTTAGCTTTAGCAGTTGCGAATGCACCGATGATCGATGCGTGAAGTTTCGTAAATTGTGCCATTTCATTTCCTTTGAATAGCGTTGATTTAAATATCGGCTAAACCGAATTGCTTAACCGATGTGTGTAATGTATAGCAGTTATATAGGTTTGTCAAGTGTTATATAAAGGTATAACCTTATTTGTTTTTGAGCCTGCCTTGACCCCACCGCCCCGCCACCCCAAGCTGTGGCGTTAGGAGTCCCGCGTCCCCTTACGCTGAGCGTTGAATCCTCTGGCAGCAAAATAAAACTATTCCTATACAAAAATATAAAAAATAAGGTACAATCCCACCGTACCCCCCACCAAGGAATCTTATGGAACAACAACGATTTGGTAGATTACTTGTGCAAAGTTTACACAGCCGAGATAAAAAATCCAACGCGCGCTGGACTTGCCTTTGCGACTGCGGCAACACTACAGCAGTGCTGGGGTTCAAACTTAAAAACGGGACTACAAAATCTTGTGGTTGTTATGCAACCGAGTTTCGTGCCGCACTAATTAAAACCGCTGATGAGGAGCGCCGCAGCTACACCCACAAATCCCATGCCGCAATGCTTGCCAGATGCTACAACCCTAGAGCGCCTTCCTATGCAAAATATGGTGGCAGCGGCATAACTATATGTAATCGTTGGAGATTTGGGGAAAACGGTAAGACCGGCTGGCTATGTTTCTTTGAAGATATGGGACCCAAACCAACGGGGCACTCCATAGACAGACTAGACAATACAAAAGGCTATAGTCCTGATAACTGCAGATGGGCCACCATGCAGGAACAAATTGCCAACCGCAGACCGTGGGGGTCCGTTAACGGAAGACGCCCCCTTGTTAAATAAAACACACAAGAAAAAAATTACATATATAATCCGCAAAACTAACGGCTGCTATTCCGCCTATGTACACACCTGTAATTGATTTCAACATTCCGCTTGCGGACTACTCCCCGACATTCGAGTCGCTGGAGACCCGCGTGGCCGCAGCCATGGCTGCGTTAGTAGACACTAACAATCTGCCACCGCCAAACGAAATATCCGAAACGGACAAACACAAGGCCCGCGAAGTATTCATTGGGAACGAGTTGGCGTCAGACGAGGACTTGTCTTCCCCCGGCATGGTGGTGTATCTGCAGTCTCTGTTGTCAGAATACGACACGGTAATTGTGAAGTCAGCGCAGCAGATGCGGACGTACGTAACTAATAGGCTACTTGCAGAAACAGCAAACCCAGACCCCCGCATACGGATGAAGTCACTGGAACTGTTGGGCAAGATCAGCGACGTTGGATTATTCACGGACAAGACAGAAATCACGATGCGCCACCGGCCTACGGAAGAGCTAGAACAAATGCTGCGCGAACGCCTGACCAAGGTGTTGGAAGCCGAGGTAGTGGACAACAATAAACCAACCAAAGCCCAAGTACAGATAGATATTAGCGACGTCGAAGCAATCTGATGGAACAAACCCTAACTCCAGAGATCATTGACCGGATTTCTAAGAAGCTGCCTCCAGACGAGGCGGTGGAGTTACTTGCCATGTTTGCAGAGTTGGATGGCAGGAAGCGCCAGACCTTGGCCCAAGACGACTTCTTGTCGTTCATTGCTGCTATAGATGCTAACTATAAGTTTGGTGTTCACCTAAAACGGCTGGGCAACTTGCTGATGGAGGTCGAGCAGAACCTCAAAAACCGGATTGCGGTGTCTATGGCACCTCGTATGGGTAAATCCCAGATGATTTCTATCTACTATCCGGCTTGGTACTTGGGAAAACACCCCGATCACAAGGTAATTGTGGCCTCAACAAGGCAATTTTCCCAAACACCTCGATAGCTAGCGACGCAAAAGCGGCTGCGCAGTGGAATACGACCAAGGGTGGCGAGTATTTTGCGATTGGTGTGGGTGGTGCGCTGGCCGGACGTGGTGCCCACTTGATTATTGCCGACGATCCGCTGTCTGAGCAGGACATTAAGGCTGGAAACACCACATCTTTGGACAACGCATACGAGTGGTTTAGTGCTGGTTTGCGTACTCGACTCATGCCAGACGGGAAAATCTGTGTTTTACACACAAGGTGGCACCAGAGGGACCTGATTGGCAGGCTTATCAAGGATTCCGCCATGAATGAGGGCGGGGACAGCTACGAAACCTTTGAATTCCCTGCAATTTTGAACGAAGGCACGGAAAACGAGAAGTCAATCTGGCCAGAACAGTGGTCAATCGAGTCTCTGCAGCAAACCCGGGCGTCAATGCACCACATCATGTGGCAGTGGTACGCTCAATACCAACAAAACCCAACCGCAGCCGAGGCTGCGATCATAAAACGGGACTGGATACGCTGGTGGACTAAAGATGACCCACCAAAGATTGACTTTATGGTGCAGGCGTTCGATACGGCGCTCACAACCAAGGAACGGTCTGACTTCTCCGTGTGCCATACGTGGGGCGTGTTTGAGAGTGAAGAAGACGGCACGCAGAACGTCATACTGCTGAACAAAGTCAAGGGGAAGTACGAGTTTCCTGAGCTAAAAGCCATGGCGCACGAGCAGTACAAGGTGTGGGAGCCGGACAGTGTGATTGTTGAGGCTAAAGCCAGTGGTCAGCCGCTGATTGACGAGATGCGCAGGTCAGGTATATTTGTGCAGGACTTCAGCCCCGGCAAGGGGCAGGATAAGATTGCTAGGCTAAACGCCGTAGCAGATATGTTTGCGTCAGGGCACGTTTGGTTCCCCGAGAATGCGTGGGCTGCGGCCACTGTGGAGGAGATTTTGGCGTTTCCTGCAGGCGAGCATGACGACGAGGTGGACACCATGACACTGGCGTTGATGAGAATTCGTAAAGGTGGACTCTTGCGCTTGAGCAGTGACCACGAGGATAATGACCCCTATTACGCG